TAACAACTGCATTTAAAGGTAGTTTAAAAAAACTATTTAAAGAATTAAGAACAGGGGAATATGTTTGTGCAAATTGTCATAAAATAAGAACCTATTCAAATAAACAACATAAAAAATTAAAATATATATAGGAGAATTATCAATGGCAGGTAAAGGTGGGGCACGTCCCGGTGCAGGAAGACCACCAAAAAGCACAATAGAAAAAAGTACCATAGATAAATCAAGTATAGAAAAACTAAAAAAATTAGGTATAGATCCTATTAATATATTAGTTAAAGAATTATCTAAGCTTAAAGGCAAGGATGATTTTAGGTCACAAAATTTACGAGTTCGAATAGCTGAAAAGTTATTAGAATATGGGTATCAAAAACAACCGGTTGGTCAGGCTTCATTGCAACAGGCAAACGTGCCAATTTTAACGATAGTGCAAAAAAGCGAACCAACGGTTAAACCCGTTCAACAAATAGAATTAACAAATAGCGAAGCTGTTATAGATCAAGGCGCAAATACTGATGACGAAACTGACTGAGAAAGTTTATAAGGTATACATCACATACTATACCGACGGATCATATTATATTGGTTTTACCGGTAAATACGGAACAGCATTAGCTTCTTATTTTGGATCAAATACGATCAAAGATAAGCTGGTAAGTCATAAAGACATTGTTTTTACTTCTAAAAGTAAAGCAACGGCTAAACTTTTTGAGCTTCTTTTACAATTATCCCGATTGGATTCCTCTTGGTGTGTGAATAGCATGTTAAACGTAAGAGTTAGAAAAGAGCACATGAAGGACTTACCTAGATTTAAATTAACTTTTGAAGATAATAAATACAATAAGAAAGAAAATGAATAACAATCTTATAGAAAAATTAAAAGACCAATTAAAAATTGATGAAGGTGTTAAATACGAAATTTATGAAGATCATTTGGGTTATGCCACTTTTGGTATAGGTCATTTAATTACTGATAAGGATCCAGAATATGGTTGGCCTGTTGGTACAAAAGTATCTGAAGAAAGAGTAAATGAAGTATTTAAAACTGATGTTCAAAAATTTATTAGAGAAACACAAAAGGTATTTCCAGACTTAATTAATAAGCCTGATAATATCCAGGTGGTTCTTGTTAATATGTGTTTTAATTTAGGTGCACCAAGACTATCTAAATTTAAAAAGTTTATTGATGCAATAAATGATGAACAATGGATTGAAGCCGCTATTGAAATGATGGATAGCCGATGGGCAACACAAGTTGGCCCAAGAGCCGAAAGATTAAAACAAATAGTTTTAGACGAGGCTAGCTGAAAGCATTTCAACAAATCTTTGGATATATATTCTAAATATAGTAAATAAATATGAATCATAAAATAGAACTTTTCGACTTTCAACAGGAAGTTTTAACAAATCCTGCTAGGTTTAAAGTAATGGCATCTGGACGAAGAGTTGGTAAATCATATTTGGCAGCCGTTGCTGCATATAACCATTGTTTAGAAGAACCAGGTAGAAGAGCTTTAATTATCGGACCTACTGTTTCGATGATCAGAGAATCTATTTGGACAACATTAAAAAGTCTTGTTCACCCAGATCATATAAATGGTTATCCAAGAGAAATAGATTTGGAAATAAGATTTATTAATGGATCCAAGATTACCCTAAAAGGGTTTGATAGGCCAGACAGTTTAAGGGGTATTTCACCATCACCTACATTTATTGTGTTAGATGAATTTGCCTTTATTAAACAAAATGCATTTACAGAAGTTATATTACCTATGACTTCAGATCCACAACGAAGAGCAAGTGTATTTGTAATAAGTACACCAAAAGGTATAACCAATGACTTTTATAAGTTATGGGTTAAAGGTCAAGAAGATAAATCAGGTTTATGGAAGTCTTGGCAGTTTACTGCTGAAAATGTTAGACCAGATATGAAAGAAGAAATTGAACTTGCTCGGGTTACAATGGATGAAAAAAGTTTTAATCAAGAATATTGCGCCACCTTTAATAACACTGGTGATGCTGTATTTTATAATTTTAATCGAAATATACATGTAACAAATAATTTATTGCCAATTGAAGAAGGTGAGCCAATACATATAAGCATTGACTTTAACGTCAAAATAATGGCTTCAACTGTATGGTGCCATCGAGGTAACCAATTACATGCAATGGATGAGTTTTATGGCAATGCTGATACTCATCAATTAATTAGATCTATAAAAGGTCGATATAAAAATAGAGATATAATATGTTATCCTGATGCTTCCGGTAGAGCAATGAAAACCAGTGCTGCTACAGGTACAACAGATTTTAGTATATTAAGAAATGCAGGGTTTAAAGTATTAGCAAGATCTAAACAACCACCATTGGTTGATAGTGTTAATGCTGTTAATGCATTGTTAAAAGATGCTAAAGGTAATACAAGATTATATTTTAATAAAGACAAGACACCAAGGACAATTGCCTCGGTTGAGACAACAACTTGGAAAGAAGGTTTTACTACTGGAATGGATAATGCTATTATCGACAAGTCAAAAGGTGTTGAACACTTTTCTGATGGTGTAAGATATATATGTGAATATTTATATCCAATAGGTAAACATAAACCGCAAGCTATCCGTGATAGGTCGTGGTCATTTTAGTTCGTAACTAAATAATCAATAGTTTATAATAAAGTTAATCAATGTTAGCCAATAATCAAATGGCACTTAACCATTGGTGTATAAAGCTTATTTAAATTTTTGTGGTCCGAAAGCCAATCATTCGGTCCGAGCTTTTTCAATTTTACAGCCTAGAGCCCAGCAAATACTATATTTAGCAAGGCAGGCGTGGTTGTACGATTAGAGCGCTTTCAATTCAAATAGAACTGACTGACTGCCCTACTAGGCTCGGGGCGTTAATGGGCTGCTGGGCGTGAGGGGGACTAGATCCCTCTTTGGCGTCGGGCTAGGGTGGCCAATCGCACTTTGACGAACACCAATTTCTTTTGATCTTGGATCGGCCAAATCAAAAATTATTTTAATAACCGAGCCAAATGTTTTGGTTCATCTTAATGTTTAGGAATAACACAATATGGCAATTAGATATAAAAACAGTTCTATAGTTAAATCTACAGAAACTGCCAAAGGCCCAGGATATCCAAATGATGAATACCTGAGTCAAATAAACGAATGGAAACGAAACAGAGCAATTATCCAAGGTCCGTCTTATACTAAGGATTATGATTCTGTGCCTTCAAGTGACAACTTATTACTTCCGTTTAACCCTACAATGACACAAGAGCAATATGATTTTTACAAAGCTGAAGCTGAGGTACCGGGTGTATCTAGTGAATTTTGTAAAATGATAATAGGTGGTTTATTACGTAAACAACCAATGCTAGAAATTAACGGGGCTCCAGAAGGAGCTAAGCAATGGATATTAGATGATATAGGATCTGACAAAAGTAACCTGATATCATTTTTAAGCACTGCTTTATGGGAAGAATTACAAACATCAAGAGCCTTTATTCAAATAGACTTTCCTGTTGTAGATTTAGAGAATTTAACACCAGCTGAAAGAAGAGAGGTAAAACCTTATCCAATATTACACCACGCTGAAAATGTTGTAAATTGGTCTGTTGCTACTGATTATAAAGGTCAAATGAAACTATCTAATTTAATTACTAGATATTTTGTACTTGAAGATGATCCAAATAGCCCATTTCATCCAAAATATGTTGATACTGTACAAGTTCACAAATTAGATGAAAATGGTTTATATGTAATTGACACATATTATAGAAATACATCTGATACACCTACATTTATTGATGGTGGAGTTGATTATTCATTTGATCAATTAACAGATGATTGGATTTTAAAAGAAACAAATACAAATTTATTTCAAAATGGCAAAAGAATGGATTATATACCGTTCTTTCCTTTAAATGGTTCAATTGATACAGTTGACCCTTTAATGACTGCCATTGTAAACAGAGAAATTGCTTTATATAATAAAATTTCAAGAAGAAACCATTTATTATATTTAAGTGCAACTTATACTCCAGTTGTTAAATCTGATTCATTAACAGAAGCTGAAAAATCTGATCTTGTTAAGCAAGGTTTAGGTACTTGGTTATTTGTTAATAAAGATGATACTGTTGAAACATTACAAACACCAACCAATGCTTTAAAAGATATGGAAGAAGCTATTAAAGGTGGATATGATGAATTAACGAGAATTGGTGTTAAAATGTTAAGTTTAGAGCCCAATAATTCCGATCAATCCGGTGTTGCCTTAAGCTTAAGAAATGCTGCACAAAATGCGGCACTTGCCAGTTTAAATGCTAAAATATCAGAAAGCATGAAAAAAATTATCAAACATCTTGTAAATTGGAGATATGATGTTAATATAACTGAACAAGATATTCGATTTAATTTATCATCTGACTTCAATGCTTCTCCAAGAGGAAGTGATTGGATGAGATTAATTACTGAATGGTATCAAAATGGATTAATTCCAAGATCAACATTCTTAGAAGTTGCTAAAAATAATGATGCAATTCCTACAGATTATGATGATACTACTGGAAGTGATGAAATATCTCAAGATAATCGTATTATTTCTCCAAGAGAACAATATGAACAAGAAATAAACGTTATTCAAGGTAATACTAATACCGAGAATTAATGAAAGGGGGATGCTATGAAATGGCGTCACTTTAATTCATTAATCTTAATTTTAATGCTCCTTCTTGCTTTATGGCAAGGAGGGCATTTTAATGGGTTATGAAAGGATTCAAATGCACAATGATTAACAATGATACTGTAGTAACTGCTAGTTTATTTGGGATAACAGCAGGTATAACTACACAATCCATGTTTGCTATAATAGTTGGGGCAATAGCCGTTGGTGTTGTTCAACCATTTTTTAGAGTATTATGGACTAAAAAATTAAACCAAGTTAAAAAGAATAAATGTCCTTCTTGCAAAAGAAGAAGGCAACGAAGATAATGAAACGTCAGCATAATACAGCTTTAATAGCTTTATTGGGAACAATACTTTTAGGGTTGTCAACTTATGTATTAATGACAATAGTAGAATTACAAGTTCACTTAGGAATGTTAAGTGAAGAAATAATGTCGGTTGATAAACAAATTGGAAGAATTTACAATCACATAGATAGATTAACATCAAAATGAAAACAGAACTTTTATTTAAAGTTAAATCAACAATAATAAAATGCAGAGAAAAGGGTAAATTTTCTTTAGCAATTAAAATAAGAAATAAATATTTAAAGAAATGAAATATATATTGTACACAAGTTTAGCAATATACTTAATGTCGATAACTGTACTTGCTGTAGAAGCTTATACAGTTTTATAAAAGGAAAATGAATATATGATAGTAGAAGATAGAGATAATTTACTCACAGATTTTGGTAAAACAACATTAAAAGACAGGTATTTATTACCAGAAGAAAATAGTCCACAAGAGGCATTTTTAAGAGCAGCAAAGGCTTTTTCTGATAATGATGAAATGGCTGAAAGAATTTATGGGTATGCATCAAAACTTTGGTTTATGTATTCAACTCCTGTATTAAGTAATGGTGGTACAGAGCGAGGTATGCCAATATCTTGTTTTTTAAATTATGTTGGAGATAGTAGAGAGGGATTAACTGGACATTATACTGAAAATGCTTGGTTAACATCTATTGGTGGAGGAATTGGCGGATATTGGGGTCATATTAGATCTGATGGAACTAAAACATCTGGAGGATCTCAATCATCAGGATCTGTTCCTTTTTTAAAAGTTGTAGATTCAGAAATTATGGCATTTAGTCAAGGTAAAACTAGAAGAGGTAGTTATGCCGCATATATGGATATATCACATCCAGAAATATTAGAATTTTTAGATATAAGAAAACCATCAGGTGGAGATATACATAGAAAATGTTTAAACTTACATCATGGAATAAACATTACTAATGATTTTATGGAATTAATTGAAAAATGTATTCAAGAACCAACTTATGATGATACTTGGAATTTAATTGATCCACATACAAAAGAAATAGTTAAAAAGGTCTCAGCTAGAGACTTGTGGCAAAAAATACTTGAAAACAGAGTAGCCACTGGTGAGCCATATATTTGCTACATTGATCATATTAATGATGCATTGCCTGAACAACAAAAGAAATTAGGATTGTCAGTTAAACATTCAAATTTATGTACTGAAATTACATTACCAACCGATGAAGATCGAACTGCTGTTTGTTGTTTATCAAGTGTTAATTTAGAAAAATATGATGAATGGAAAGATGATAAATTATTTATTTCTGATCTTGTTAGATTTTTAGATAATGTATTACAAAGCTTTATAGATAATGCTCCTGATAGTGTATTTAGAGCTAAATATAGTGCAACACAAGAAAGATCTATTGGTCTTGGTGCTATGGGTTTTCATGCTTATTTACAAAAAAATAATATTGCATTTGAATCTGTTATGGCAAAAGCTAAAAATAAATTAATGTTTAAACACATTAAAGATGAAGCAGTAAAAGAATCAAAAAGATTAGCTATAAAAAGAGGTGAAGCTCCGGATATGGAAGGTACTGGAATGAGAAATGCTCATTTACTTGCCATTGCTCCTAATGCTTCAAGTTCAATTATTTGTGGAACAACTTCTCCAAGTATTGAGCCATTTAGAGCTAATGCATATGTTCAAAAAACAATGTCAGGTTCTTTTCTTGTTAAAAATAAATATTTAGAAAAATTATTAGAGCAAAAAGGTATAAATAATGAAAAAACTTGGACTTCTATTTTAGCTAATCGTGGTTCAGTTTTACATTTAAAAGATTTATCAGATTATGAAAAAGATGTATTTAAAACATCAATTGAAATTAATCAACAATGGATCATTGAACATGCGGCTGATAGACAAGAACATATTTGTCAAGGTCAATCATTAAATGTGTTTGTTCCTGCTGATGTAAATATAAAAGAATTACACGATATTCACATGTTAGCATGGAAGAAGAAATTAAAAACATTATATTATTGTAGATCTGAAGCAATTAAACGTGCTGAGTTAGTAAGTTTAAAAGTTGAAAGAACAATAATACCTGAATCAGATTGTATAGCTTGTGAGGGATAATGGATAAAAAAACTTTTAGTTGGACTGATAAATTATTAGCAATAATTCTTTTTGGATATATTGGCTATGTATTTATTATGGCAATAATTAACACAATATGTGATTGTATATAGGAATAAATATGATTAAAAAAAAATTAACTATTACTCAAAAGTATCGTCAATTAAAAAAACAAACTGAAGATGCTGGGATGGAAGTAAAAGAAGAAAATGGTAAACTTGTTGTTATCAGAAAAAGAAAAAGGAAATAAATGAGCTTATTTAAAACTAGAAATTATTATAAGCCCTTCGATTATGAATGGGCGTTTGAAGCATATGATACTATGCAAAAGATGCATTGGCTTCCTAGTGAGGTTCCTTTACATGAAGATGTAAGAGATTGGAACGAAAGATTAACACAAGAGGAAAAGAATTTAATAGGTCAAATATTAAAATTTTTTACTCAAGGTGATGTAGATATAGCTCAAGCTTATTTAGACAGATATATTCCACAATTTAAAGCACCTGAAGTTAGAATGATGTTAGGTTCTTTTGTTTCATCTGAAGCTAATCATGCTCATAGTTATTCATTATTAAATGATACTATTGGTGAAACTCAATTAACTAATTTTCAAGCATTTCAAGAATATAAAGAAATGGCAGATAAACATGAATATTTATTTAAACCAAAAGGCAAAGGTGTTGAAGGTTTAATAAAAGATATTGCTTGTTTTTCTGCATTTGGAGAAGGTTTACAATTATTTGCATCATTTGTTATGCTTCTAAATTTTCAAAGATTTGGAAGAATGAAAGGTATGTGTCAAATAGTTACTTGGTCAATTAGAGATGAAACTCATCATGTCGAAAGTATGATTAAATTATTTCATCAGTTAATAAAAGAAAACCCACAAGTATGGACTGAAAAATTTAAAGCTGAATTATATCAAACTGCCCGGGATATGGTGGATTTAGAAGATAAATTTATAGATTTAGCTTTTGAAATGGGTGGTATTCGTGGATTAAAACCTGAAGAAGTAAAAAAATATATAAGATATATTGCTGATAGAAGATTATTACAATTATCTTTAAAACCAAATTATAAAGTTAAAGACAATCCTTTAAGTTGGCTAGATTGGGTTCTAAATGGAGTTGAACACACAAATTTCTTTGAAAATAGAGCTACTGAATACAATAAGGGCTCTATGACTGGAAATTTATGGGGATAAAATGAAATTTATATTAACTATGTATATTTGTTCTGCAATTGCTCAACAATGCAGTCCAGGTATATTAAAACCAACAGAATACAAAGATTGGAATGATTGTTTACAAAATGGATATTCAGAATCTCAAATGATATTAAATAATTATACAATTGAAGAAATAAATAAATATGAAATATTAACAAAATTTACATGTATTGAAAAACCTAGTAAAGGAGTTTAATTATGGCTGAATATAGAGGTCGAAAAGTAACTTTAAATAAACCAATGCGTGGTGATGTAAAAAAATTTAAAGTTTATGTTAAAAACCCAAAAGGTAATATTGTAAAAGT